GTAAAGAGCAAGATGAAGACAGCTGAGAAAACCATGCTTAGTAAGCTTGGAACAGGCCTCTGGAACGCTGGAACAACAACTGACGCAATCATCGGCCTTAGAGCTTGGCTTTCTACTTCAAGCACTGTGGGCGGCATCAGCCAGACAAGTTATTCTTGGTGGCAAAGTCAGCTTGATAGCTCAACCACAACACTGAGCCTTGCGGCAATGCAAAGCACTTTCAACGCAGCAAGTGTTGATAACATGGTGCCTACTGTAGCGTTTACAAACCGCACAATTTACGATCTTTACTATGCGCTCCTCCAGCCACAGCAAAGATTTGTAGATTCAGAGACCGCAAAAGGCGGCTTTAAGTCACTGATGTTTAACGGTATTCCAGTTATTGCGGACAGCTATTGTCCGGCAAACAACATGGTTTTCTTGAATGAAGAGTATCTGCATCTTTTCTACCATACGGCAGAAAATTTCCGCATGGATCCTTTCATCAAGCCAACTAACCAAAACGTGCGCACCGCCAAGATTTACTGGGCTGGAGCGTTTGGCTGTAACAACCCACGGCTTCAAGGTCGTCTATCTGCGATCGCAGGGTAAGGAGTTATAAAATGACTTTAGAAACTATTAGCCCTATATCGTTTGAATCTGTATCCAACGTTACAACTGATCCTTCAGTTGAGCTTGGTATGCGTAGATCAGACGCAAGCGGCAACGAGTATGTTTATGTTTACAACCTTTCAAACGTAGAAGTGCCTCCAGGGCGTTGCGTTTATTTGCCAACTGCCTCTAGTGGCTATTCTGTGACTGTAACTAATACAGCATCACAAATTGGTAACTTCGCTGGCGGCGTCCATCACGCTACGCTAGTAACTGGCGGCTACGGCTGGATCATGACTAAGGGCGTTTGCCGTGTAGCTCCTGATACCAACGCAGCAAGCTTCAACACTGATGTTCGCATCACTGTTGGTGTTGACGATGGCTATGTGCCATTTGTAATGACAGTTACATCAGGCGCAGCTGACGGGCACCTATTCTCTAATTATGAGGGCGCAGTTGGCTGGACAATCAGCTCTGGCGTAACTCAAACAGGAACGTTAACATCAACACTTGGAGAAGCTAGAATTGCTTCAAGATGGCTCTAACTTAAGGATTTAAAAGAATGAAAAAAGAAGTACGCAAAGCAGAAATTCTTTTAGACTATGCTCCTTTGATTGATGCGCCGCCGGTAGCGCCTGCGCAGTTACATCAAAAGGCTTGTCAAAATGACTTTACAACAATATCAGCCTGGCTCGACATATGGCTAGGTAACATCAAGGCAAACCATGAGCGTTTTGGCGATTTTAAAGAAAATGGGGTAGGTAAACTATTCGGGAAGTTTTCACACAGCCCTGTAATAGTTGCCGGGAGCGGTCCATCTTTAAAGCGCAACGCTCATATACTCAAAGATAGAAACAAAGATATGAATGTAATTAGTTGCCTTCATAACTTTCACTATTTTGAGGATCTTGATGTTGATATCGATTTTTATGTCACTCTTGACAGCGGACCGATCGTAATTGACGAGGTATCTATCGGCGGCAAACAATCAGAGGATTGGTATTGGGAAAGAAGTAAAGATAAAAAGCTAATTGCTTATATCGGATCCGATCCAAAACTATTTGAAAAATGGCAAGGTGAGGTTTATTTCTTTAATTGCCCAATTAATAACGAGTCAATTTCAGAGCTTTCAAAAGAGCTAGAGTTTCATACATACGTTGGGACTGGTGGGAACGTTTTAGGTGCCAGCACGTATCTTGCTAAAGCCATATTCGGCGGCAACCCGATTATATTTATCGGAGCTGATTTTAGCTTTGCAAATTACGATGTTGAAAAGCCTATGTTTCACGCATGGGATAGTGATTACGACAAGGAGATAGGCTATACTGTTGGTATGGTTGATATCTTCGGAAATCGATGCAAAAGTTGGCCAAGTTATGCCAATTTTAAAGCCTGGTTTGATTACGTTGTAACTGTTGTTCCTGGTCTTTGGATCAATTGCACAGAGGGCGGCACGCTTGGGGCTTACTCAGAAGGCGTCTTGCGGCAATGTCCACCGATGGATCTTAAAGACTGTCTAAGAATGTATGATATGTTTGGCGAGATGCGAGATCAATGTGTTGATCCAGCAACAAAAGACAAAAAACTATTATTTTAGGAGGCCATCATGGCTTTTACAGTAAACAGAGTGAAAAAGACAGTAATGGGCGACATGCGTATGGTAGTTTTATCATGTACTGCCGACACCACTACTGGATCTATTGAGACCGGCCTTGACAGGGTTTACGGCTTTTCCGTTGGTCCCATTTCAATGTCAACAAGCTCATATGCAATCTATCCAAACGCACTTGCCGGAGGCACGGCAGCTGCAGGCTATGTTGCAGTAACCGGCTTTACAGCGGCAGATGAATTTCAACTTATTTGTTTTGGAACTTGATCGGAGGTGACTTATGGGTTACGGACCGATTCAAGTATTTACGGCAACAATGGCAGCGGCAAGTGATTCCTGCGTGGTATCTCTTCCAAAGGGATACACTCAGATTCATTATGTGCTGCCAAGTCTATCAACAAATGCCGAGCTTGCGCTTCAAGCATCTTACGATGGAGAGACTTACAAAGTAGTTCGCCATGCTTCAATGGTTGCTGCTCCAACTGCCAAGGTTTTTGCGTCTAGCGTAGCTAACAGCATTATCCCAGGCAGCGAAGTATTTCCATATATCAAGCTTGTGGCCAGTGCTGCGCCAACATCGGCGGCAATTTTTAAGTTTATTTGTGTTTATTAAATCAGTAACAAAGCAGAGGAAAAAAGATGCCTAAAATCAGAGTTTGGAACGATAACACGGTCCCATACACAGAAGAGTTTATGGATGAGAAAATTACCATCCTTCCTGGCAAATACCGGGATATGGAAGCCGACGAGGCCAACAGGTTTTGCGGCACGTTTGGTAACGGAATCCAGCTTGACGGCATGGGTAATCCAACTGTTGAATCCATGAAGATGCTCCGCAAGGAGTTTATTGAGCCATTATTTGATGATGGTAGCGGCAAATTCGGGATGAAAGCTACCAGCGATGATTTTAAGTGTAATGTATGCGGCAAAATATGCATAGATCAAGAGCATCTTGACGGGCATGTTAACGCTCAACATTTAAACGAGATGGCCGATAAGACAGAGCAGAGCAAGCGCATGGCGGCAATAAACAAAAAAAGGTGAGTAATGTTTACAAAAACATGCACGCATGAAAATTGCGGCTTAGTAATTAAAGGCAGATGGAAAGCCGAACTTACGGATGAGTTTGGTTTTCTAAAGGATAGGCGGGAAGGTGATAACCTGGTTGTGACAAACGGCAAAGAGTTTGTAGCTAGTTTTCTACATTCTGCAGTAACTGGCGCAAGCTTTACGATGCAATTTGTTGCTATTGGCACAGATGCCACGTCCGCTGCAGTTGGAGATACCGGATTAGGCACTGAGGCTTCAAGGTCAACGGGAACAGTTACATACACTTCAGGCGGTATTTATGAAGTAGTAGCCACGTTTGCCGCTGGATCTGGAACTGGGGCAATTGCTGAATACGGCCTTTTTTCGGCAAATACAGGCGGCACTATGCTGTCCCGTGATATTGAGGACGTAATCAACAAAGGTGCAAGTGATACGTTAACAGTTACGGCTCAGATAACGATTGGCTAAATGACTGATTATTCAATTACAGTATCGAATAGCGTGCTTTTTGTTGGCTATAATCCCACCGAAACGTGGGGATCGCTAACGTGGGGAACTGATAACTGGCGATTTCTTGGCGAAACTATACAGGACGTTGATAAAGTAGCCGAGCTTGGACCATTAACCTTTTCCCCTGCGTATACCGAAAAAGACGTCGATAAAGTGGCCGAATTAGGTCCGTTATCTATGGTAGACGCACCAATTAAAGACATAGAGCATCTCAACGACATGGGATCTACTCTATTATCTGATTCGACAATAAAGGCTGTAACCCGTGGCATTAGTGATTCATTCACTATGGATTACGAGATTACAAATCTTTATTTAACAGATGCAAATGGATACAACTATGTTTTCATTGGCGGCGTTATCGATGCAGATGATCGGAGTGGAGCAACATGGACCGCACAGGGCGGCAACTCTGCAACATGGTCGCCTGTAACCGGAGCGTCAGCCGTTTGGAGCTGACACATGACACCAACGCAGATAGAAACGATGGCCAGGCGGCAATATAACGCTGTTGGTGATACGTTTTATTCCTCTGAAGAGATAATGGACTATATCTACAAGGCTCAAATGGAGTTTTGTAAATATACGTTTATGCTAAAAAAGACCTATGAAACGGTAACGGTTGCCAGTCAAAGTGAGTACCCGATGCCGAGCAACACGATCTCAATTAAGCGAATAGAGCTTGACGGCGAAAAGGTTGATCCGATCAGCTTTAGGGAAAACGATAATATCACAATTGCTAACGATCCTACTTCTACGCTTGATTATACTGGCTGGTATTATGAATGGGGCAAATCGTTTTTCTTTTCCACAACTCCAGCAACTGCAGGCCTTACAATCAAGGCGTTTATTTACGCCATGCCTCAACCAGTTACCATTACTTCTACAATTGAAATACCAGAAGAGTATCACCTAGATATAGTCACTTTTGTGAACTACATGATGGCTATGAAAGATGAAAACGGGGCAGCTGCCGGCAACTATCAAAACAGCTGGCTTGTGGCGCTTCGTGACGCCCGAAAACTAGAGCGGCGAAAACTTAGGGGCGATTCTTTTGCGTCAGTAACCCTAGAGGGAACTTATGGCTACTAAAGGCTTTAAGCGTACATATCCAAGCTCTGAGAGGGTGCTATTTGACGGCGGCCTGTCAAGTAAGTTTAAGCGCAGCATCATCCCAGACAATGAAAGCCCTGATTGCCAAAATGTTGTTTTTGGTGATGGCGCTGTAGGAACTAGAGAGGGATGGACCATAGTAAACACTGCAAGCGTTGGAAGCCATGTTTGTGATGGTTTATATACTCGCCATTCTACTGATGGATCAGAAACTATGTGCGCCTGGTTTGGCGGCACGATGTTTACTCTCGATACTACAAGCCTTGTTACTGTTGGATCCGCTCAAAGCATATGGACTGCAGGCGTTAGAGTAGGCGCTGCAGAATACGAAGATCATATCTTCTTTGGTAACGGCAGCAACCCGCCGATGAAATATGATGGATCAGAGTTTACACGCCATGGCGTACCGGCTCCAAGCGGCACAGTTTCAGCCGTTTCTGACGCTTCATCTGCAGGAACACTAACGGGAAGT